GTTAATTGGATAGTTTTCGATAACTCTTGCTGGAGTTTCGATTGGATAAATATTTTGTTTACCGTATTCGGTAGTTCGCATAATAGTTCGGTTAGGGTAGTAAACATAAGGCGAGGACGATACGATTCGGGTCGCCTCTATGTTTCTGTTATGGTCCTGTGCTATATGAAGCGTTTGTAGGATTCATAGTTCCTGGACCATAAGGGTTATATTTTTGCTTTCTTTTTTTTGCTGGTGTTTTTGTAGCTAAATTTTTTTTGGTTACTTTCTTAGCCGCGTTCTTAGCTTTCTCTTCAGCTTTTTTCATAGCTTGTTTAAGCTTTCTTTTCATCTCTGGAGTCATTCCAGTTGTTTTGATTGGAGGTGCTGGCCTCATTGGTGGCTTCGCTGCTTTAGGTTTTGGTGGTCTACCTCTTTGACTTCCGTAAGTATTTGGTCCCATTGGTGACATAATTAAAATTCCACGTTTGATCTATCAAGTTTTTCAATAACGTCATTGCGATATGCTGGGTCGTTATCGTATCTAGGGTCAGACATAGCAGCTACTAATTCAGCTTGACTTCTGAATCCATCACTTTGTTGTACAGGTGCTCGACCTGTTACTAGTTCACCCTCATAACCATTAGCCATTTCGTATCTAGCTTTTAAACCTTCTACTGCTAATGAAATTGCTTCAACACTTCCTGATTCAACAAGTTCATCAAAAGCACTTATCTTTGACTCTGGTAAATTATTTTGACTCCAGGTCATAATATTTTCGTAAGCCTGTTCACCACCTACAACATTCTTAACTGTATTGATATCTGTATCAGATAAATCAGGTGCAGCTTCTACTTCACCATCTTCTCCAACAAACTCAGACATTTCTACATATGCATTTACTAAATCTGTAGATGACATTCCTTGGAACTTAGCTAGTGTTTCTTCACTCAGTTGCCCATCATCTTCAAATTCGGCACTTGCCTCTGCTATAAGTTCTGCATTATCTGAAAGTTCATACTCTTCAGTTTCATCTTCAGACTCAACTTCTTGTTCTTCTTCTACCTCTTCGCCTTCTTCTTCTTCTTCTGATTGACCAAGCTTTTTCTGGAGTTCCATATATGCCTTTTCTAATTCCTGGGCATTTTCATATTTACCAGCTAAAAGATCCTCTTGTTGTCCTACTAAATCTTCACCAACTTGTAGTGAATCTTGCTCCTCTTCTGTAAGAACTGTACTATCTTCTGTATTATCAATAGTTAATGTTTCTGCCATAATTTATTCTTGGGGTGAAAGTGCTCCCTGGGTTACTTGGTTTATTGTGTCCAAAGCTTCCGGGTTTTTTGATGGATCTAAAACTGGAGTACCGGCAAGTTGACCAGCTTGATCAACAAGTGATTTATTAGTCATCATTTCCATCTGTTCTTGTTTATCTGCTTGCATTTGATCTACTGTCTTAACAAGATTAAGAACATCAATACCTTGTGCAGCTGCAAGTCTTTTGATAGCTTCCTGGGGATTTATATATTTCATCAATGCTTCTGGTCCGACTGTCTGAGCAATTGTTCCCATGAAAGTAGTTAGTTGCTGTGCATCTGATCCTCTTCCTAGTGCATTGATACCAGCTACAATCTGTGGCTGTACTAAATCTTTTGGTAAGTCAGGAATTTGTCCTGATCTAGTAAGAACTAAAAGTATCCTGGACAAATATGGTTTTAGAAATTGCGTAGTCAGCAATGAAAATAGTCCACCAAGTTGTTGCTCTAAGAGAAACTGTGTGGTCCTTATCTCTTCTGCTGTAACTCTCTCTGCCTGTCTCTGTGTATAAACCAGGAATGCTTCGTTCAATCTCTTTTCTATATTTGCTATTTGTTGTGCAGCTGTAGAAAAGTCTTGAGTTTTTCCTACGGTAACAACACCTATATCTTCTGGTCTTCCAGATACAATTGCTCCATTCCCACTCAAACTTAAATTTTGTGGTTTTATTGGAGAAGCGGGATTTAAAAGAAAGATTACTTTTGCTGCCGCAGCTGACCCTTCTACAAGAGCTTGGGTCAAAGCATCTAATGTTTCGAAGTCACCAATAAATTCTTCTACTCTGGAACGACCATATGGTTCTCCATCGGTATGATTGAAGGTCAATAAAAGCCAGGGGTTTGCATCTTCAGGTGCAGAACTTTGACTACCATTAAGGATTACATCCTCTGCTTCTTGATGCCAAGTATATCTTTTACCTTGGGGATCATATTTAACACATGTATAAACTTCTACATCATCATTACGATTCTTAGATTCATCAATACCTGTATTAGTTTTTTTTGGAGGTAGTTTATCTTCTAATAATTTTCTACTTATTAATTCTTTGGTTACGCATTCGAGCCATTTCCCATTACCATCTCTATTCACAACATAACGTGAAAGAGGAAAATTTTTTAATCCCTCTTTGCCCATAAAAATTAATGAATTACCACCAACAATTAAATGCTTAAGTGCTTGGTGTAATACAACCCGGTCATTAGATGCGGCAATATAGTCCATGATAGTTCTTTCAATTTTTGAAAAAGAAAGGTCTAATTCACTTTTTATTTGTGGATCTATTTCGGTTCCAATCTTGTCACTTTTTACTTGTAATTTAAAAAATGTAGTTTGCACAGGTAGCAGAGCCAGCATAAGCTTTGCAGCCAAAGTGGTACAGCAAGCAGCTCCTGTTGATTGGAAAGGTTTATTAATATTTTTTCGATTATGGGTATATACGTTATCGTCATGTATGAGATAAGGGAGGGTAAGCTCGCTGCAACGAACAGCCATATCTAGAAACTCTGTTCTATCACTAGATAACTGATCGTATCTTTCGCGAGCTTTATACATTCAGTCCTCCACTTGATCCACCTGATCCTGTATTAAGATTTATTTTTAGTGAATCTGAACCTACACGGTTACTTTTCTGTGTAGCTTTCTTATTACCAGCATCACCGTAACTAACTTTTTTTACGTCATCTGTATCGGTAATTTTTTTTGCATCTGGAACAGTGGTATCTACTGTTGGGTTTACAGCTTTTGCTGGTGGTAAAGTTGCAGCAGCTGGAGGGGGGCTTGGTGTGCGTCTACTAAAAAAACACATTTTATTCGTCCTTTAATTGATTTTTTATATACTCGATCACACTGGCTTGGCCAGCTTGATACATTATTTTTTCTATCGAATCCGAAGGAAGTATTGGTGATGGTCTGAAGTTGTCTTCAATCCTTTTCACCAATGCATCTATTCTTTCGTCTTCGAGCCTAAGCGTATTGGGGGAGATTTTCATTACTTGTCTCAAAAAAAGCTGGAACTCTAGCAGCCTTTGTTTGTGCTAGTTCTGGTGCTCTGCCTTCATACATCAATCTGTCTGAAGCATCTAACCAAAATTTTTTATTTAAATATTTATCTTCGTGATTACCTAGTGGCTGCATAATCCAGTTAATTGTTGCCTTCCTTAGTTTGTCCAGGGAAGGACTAGCAGTAAGCTGAAGCTCTGCTGTAACAAGACTTCCGACCGCCACATGGATCTGTTCATCACGCGAGATATCCATTGATGTAGTTCTCATACCAACGTCACCATTAAATCTTAAAAACGGTAAAAGAACGAAAAATATCGCTCTTTCAGCAGTCAATGATTTTAGTAACGTGTGGTCAGGATGACTCATCCAGGCATCCCTTAATATCAAAGCTTCTCGTTCTGACTTTTCATCTAAGCCATGTGCCTGGACAACATAATCTAAAGCTTTATCGTGATTCTCTTCATCTTTAACATTCGAGAGGAGAACTTCTCTAGCTTTATCGGGTACACCTTTCTCAAGAGCTTCAGTAACAAATGCTCCGACTGGCAACTCCATATGACGTATTGAGAGTACACGCTTGAGGGTTTCTTCAGCACCTTCTTTTACCTTTCCTTTTGTGACTTGGACAGGTGTCCATTTTCTTTTTCTATTTAATAATTTTTCGTATGGGTTCATTGTTCACAGCCGTAGCATTCAATCTTGTAATTAGGATCGGGTGTTGCGTTTGGGTCGGGTTCTTTTGTAAACAAATCTGCTAAGTACTCTTCTACTTCCTCTTCATCAAGGGCTGCGTAGGCTGAGGTTTTATCCTGGGTATCACCACGAACTTGCAAACTGTAGTACAAACTTGTTTGTGGCGATTTCAGCCAATCTTCTATAAACGCTTCATCGTAAGTAACCATGTCCGACCAAGAGTTAAATGAATAGCCATGAAGCAATCCAGTTCTCTCATACATAGTCATTAATTGATCAGCAACTTTCTTATAAACTTCCCATCCAACTTCTCTTGCTATCTCTACATCAGGACCATAGTTAACATCTATAACTCCTAGTTCTCCACTATCCCTGGAGACAACTCTATCTATAGGTGGAGCTATCTCAGGTGTAGCTGTGTAACCAAGAAGATCATTTGATCTATAACTACATGATGCAGTTGGAGCTATACAGAATGCTCTTTCCATTCCATATGAACATGCAACATCTGTAGCAGCATCTATTGCTTCTTGAAATTCCTGAGCTAAAACTCCAGCTGGACCTACTGCGTAGTTACCCTGGTTGACTTGTTCTAAAGCATCACCAAATTCCTTGTATGTAACTTGACTATAAGCTAAGAAATTAGCTAGTCCAAGAATACCCAAACCAACTTGCTTATCTTCTTGAGGAGTAAGATATTCACCTCCAACTCCTGTCTTACTATGCATCTGACATAACTCTGTCATGGCATCTACAAAGACAGTTTTTAACATGCCAACATGACATGCACCTAAGTTGCAATGAGAAAGCAAACATGTGCCCCTGGATAGGGTGTAAACCTCTAAGCAAACATTACTTAAAAGCCTTTCTCCATGTTTGTTATGCTTGATTTTGTTTAACCAGACATCTCCTTTTGCAATTGCTCCAAGTATTTCCGTCTTTGTTGAAGTTTCTGTATTAGCCCAGAGTTCTGGGGTGAGGTCAACACATCGTTTAACCCAGGGGAGACTACTTCTGGTCGCCCGCACGAAGGTAACAATGTCAGGGTGATCAATGGAAAGATGAAGCGTAACCGCTCCAATTTTCTGAACACCACCGCGTCTAAGTGTTTCATTTAATGCTGAATATATTTTTGCGAATGACACAGGACCGCTTGCATACAACCCCTTATCGTTTACTTCCCCTTCTGCTCTTATATCGTCCAGGGTAATTCCTACTCCCGCTCCATTTCGTAAACCCCATGAGGTAAATTTCCATGATGCTTCAATAGAATCTCTTCCTTCTGTCATACTGTCCCCAACTTTAAAAGTTGTACAGCTGACCGGTAATTTTCCGACAGGATTATCTAGCCAATCCTGAATACGACCCACTTTAACTATCGGGTTGGGCTTCCCTTCTGTTTTCAATTTCATTTTCTAAGTAATGGATGGCTTTTTCTAAATCTTCTATGCCGTTGTCATCTTTGTGACCCGCTCTGCATACATATTTAATTACGTTTCCGAGGTGGAATCCCAATTGTTGTTGGCGTATAAAATCCCAAGTATCGATTGGTCCTCGTTGGTAGTATCGTGGTCCTTTGTTGGCCACTTCTCCAATAGATTCGTTAAACAATTTCCTAATATAAAATTTTGTTTTTGTAATGCAAGGAAGACAGTGATAATATCCTCCTTTTCTGATGTCTCTTTCTCAAGACAATCTTTAATTACCCTCAGCCGTAGATCTTGTTCTGCCGTCAAAGCAGTGATCGGTGGTGGGGGTCCATAAGATTGGTTCTCCTTTTTTTTCGTCATACTCTAATGGTGTAAGAATTTTTGCTAGACGAGCATTAAGAAGAGCTTCTTTCTCATCCAATCCTTTGTCTACGTAAGCATCTACAACTGTTTTCCAGCTGTAACCGTTGCTATCAAATAATTGTGTAGCTTTTTTTAAGCCAAACCCAGGTATACCAGTGTATCCATCAGTATTATCTCCAGCTGTAAGTTGTAGAGCATGCCACTTTGCACCTTCTTCAGGTGTGATAGTAGTTGTTTCTTTAAAGTCGTAAAGTTGCCCAGGTATCTGACGCATATCTTTATCAGGACTAACAATTATGTTTCCGGGATTGTTTACACTGTAAATTCCGAGAGCATCATCAGCTTCTAGCTGTGGCATCTTGATTACTTTGTATCTATTTTCTAATTCCCTGATAACTCTTTTATATCCACAGGGTTTTTTCCGTAAACGAGATCCTTTGTATAAGGGGTAAATTTTTTTCCTAAAATTATTAGGGCTACTAAAAAACAAAATCATTTCGGAAAAATTACCAAATTCATCTTTTATTTTTTTTAATGCACGTTCTGTACACTTCATAGCTTCAGTGAAATCTGAAGTGACAACTATTACATCATCACCAAAGTCCATGTCTGTTTCGGTAGCGGCACATGATTTATAAACGATATAATCACAATCGATCAAAAGTTTTACCAAAAGTTTTCCCATCCCGCTGGAACCCAGCCTCTAATCCATCTAACCTCTTCTGTTTCTGGATTTACAAGTACATGATATGAACCAAACTTACGTCTACCATTTGATTTCCAACAACCATTTTGTAGTCTCATCTGCTTTACATCTACTCTTAATAATTGTCCTTGCCATTCAAGAACTAGGTCGGTCTTTCCAGTTCTTCCTATATTCATGAATACTTCTGCACCTCTTTTCCAGGCTTGTAAAGCAACGTGATATTCCCAGAAATCTCCTTTTCTATTTGTATCAGTGGACCTCGCTCCAGTTTTCTCCGGCCTTTGCATCTGCTGATATTGGACATCTAAGTGTGTAATACTCTCCCGCTTCAACGGCAGAGTGTGTGAGGGTGAATTTAAGCTCATCTATATATTTTTTTTCGCACTCAAAATTTATTTCGTCATGTATAAACGCGAGTTGGTGAGCACGGATACCAACCTCTTTTATTGTTTGATTTGCTATAAGCAGCCAACGTCTTGCCAAGCACCCACTGGATGATTGAAGCAAAAAATTGAGTCCTTTGTGAGGACTATCTACATATATTTTTCGGCCATCTATTGCTTTGATGTGTCCCTGCATAGATTTCTGACGAACTTGTGCCAGTAATTCTGCAAACCCAGGGATAGCATTAATAAATGCTTCTTTAATTTCTTTTCCTTTGGTTTTTGACTTGTCGATAGGTAAAGACTGATCATATAAATGTCCTAGTTTTTGAAAAGATGCCCCATAGATAATTGCGTAAGAAATATTTTTTACTAATTTTCTCGAAACGCCTATGGCATCTGCGTTTGTTTGATGGATATCTCCTGTGAGAAGAATATCTCTATAACGGCCACCGTCATATCTAGTTAAGTAATGAGCAAGCATTCTTAATTCGATTCCAGCTAAATCTGCTGAAACTAATGCAAGTCCAGGAGTAGCTCTAAATAGTTCCCTAAATGATTTATCACTTGGTACTTGCTGAAGGTTTGGCCTATTGGCAGAAGTTCTGTGTGTAGCACAACTTACTGCACAGTTGTGATGTATTCGTTCAGCAGTCGTGCAGCATTTCAGAAAGGCATTTTTTCCTTCTGAAAGCATGCCAAGCTGCTTTTTCAGATCCAAGATCCTTGCACAATTGTTTGAGAACGGTAAGTTCATCTCGCGTAAGGTCGTTTCTGTAATCTCCGGTTTCCCAGTTGTTGTCTGCTGAGGAAGCTTCTGCTTTAAATGTGTTTGTAGTATCCATGCTATGTGGTCCCTACTAGTAAAATTTGTATCCTTTATTCTTTGGATTTCTGCTCCTTCGACATATCCTTGTGACCTGTTGCTTCGTTTAGGTATGAACAACGTTCCTGCAACGGTAGGGAATTGACTTCGAAGAATTGCATCAAGCTCTTCCATTTCGCTTCGGAGAGCTTGTTCGAGGCATTGTGCCTTTTTGATGTTGAATGACCATCCATGTCTGTGTTGCTCGGTAAAAATCTCTTGAACATCATGTTCTAATTGGAGCCAATCAGGTAGGGGTGAAAATGTTTGCATAATTTTGTAGTCACTTTGACATCTTGGATGCAGTACTCTTCCATTTCTTCTGACCAAGTACTCCAATCTGTCGTTTGTCCAAATTCTCCTTTGTACTCATTCAATCGATAGCCATAAGATGCCAAGCTATGTTTGCCATACATTTGTAAGGGCATATGTTGCCATTGTCTTTTCTTATCTATATCCATAATGTTTGGATGTATAAGTCTAGACATTAATAACGTATCGATTTTGTAGCGTGGTGGATTAAACCACGGGTAAACTTTTTCTATTGCTGGTATATCAAATCCCAAGATGTGATGACCTACTAGACAATCTGCATCTTCCAGGTATTGAACTCCTGTAATTAAATCAAAGTTCCCAGGCTGATCATTAAATGATTCAGTCTTACCTGTCTCAGTATCATGCACTGCTAGGCAATGGATCTCGGTTAAATCTTGCAATAATCCATTAGTTTCTATATCAAAAATCAGCATTCTCTATATATCTACATTTGTCAGTGTCATAATTGAGCATTGTTGCTACTCCTGTACGACCAGTTCTACGATTTTTTAAAACTCTAAGTGTAGTTGAACTATCAAAATTGCCTTCCGATTGATTGTTTCTTTCCAATGCAAATACTTGGTCACTTAGTTGACCAATACTGGAGGAGCCTTTCAAACTATTTAAAGTAACGCGAGCACCTTCTTCATTTGATTGGTCTGACATAGTTCTACGAACATGGCTTATAAGAAATAATGTTATGCCTGTACGCTCTACTAGAGAACGTAACTTAGTCATCACAATCGATATAGCTTTTTGCTCATTATCTAAAATTTGTCCACTCAGTAATATACTCAAATGATCGAGGAATATAATACGACACTCCAATCCACAGGCAAGGTACTCGATGCGGTTGTAAATAATATCAGCTTCATAAGAACCAAAGCCATCAAATAAGAATAAATTCCAATTAGCAATTGTCTCGTCATATGCTTTCTCTAAATCTTTTTTATCGTGTTCTCCGATATGAAATGCTTTACCCAGGGAAGTTGACATAAGCCCAAGTCCTGTTTGTTTATTGGATTCTTCCAATGCCAAATATCCGACTTTAACTTCTTGTTCTGTTTGTAATAAGTGTGCAGCTAATTGCCTAGTCCAGGATGATTTCCCGATTCCTGTGCCCGCACAAATTGTAATAAGGGTTCCGTATTCTATTCCTCCACTCATTTCCTGAAGACCTTTGAATGGATATTCATGGTCACATGGTTTTCCTGGAGTAGTAATTATTTGTTTAAGATCTTTCCCCGAAACAATCCCATCAGGTGTGTAAGTCTTCGCATCCCATATTGCTTTCCGCACTGCCTGAGAATCATTAGCTTGTAAAGCATCAGATGCATCTTTGTACTTAGTGTCCAATAAAGCGATCTTGACTTTCCCTGGAGGTAAGATTGATGCAACTTCTTCCGTAGCCTTCTTTCCATGAGAGTCGTTATCAAAGAATAATACGATTTCTTCATAGCCTTGAAGATATGGAATCTGTTTTTGTATATCTTTTTTAGCCCCCGCACAGCCATGTGCAATAGAGCAACAAGACCATCCAGGCATTGCTTCATAAACGCTAAGGCTATCGAGTTCGCCTTCACATAAAACAATTCTTTTCCCTTTATCTTTAAAAAGGTTTTGTCCGAAGAGTGTATCAGTGGGATTCCCTTCATAATAAAATTCCTTTTGTTTGTTCTTTACTTTGAATCCTTGAATTTTTCCACCGCTCGAATAATAAGGGAATCGTAGGGTATCTCCGTCTTTAAAGACTTTGTAGAATTCGCATGTTTTTTGGCTAATTTGCCTTTTACCGAGTCTGGTCGGTATGCCTTTGAGTTGTACATCATTCATGTATAATTTTTTGTCATCGTTTCTTGTGGTGGTTTGACACGAGAAACAAAAAGTATGGCCGTCTGTATAGACAGCCTTTGCATCACTTGAGCCACATACTTCACATGGCTCATGTTGTATAAATTCGGAATCAGTCATTGGAACCAATCCACTGGTATCAAGTAGCTCGCACACCATTTAATATTGTGGCGATCACACCAAGCCGCATATGTTGTTTTGCTTTTTTTGGAGATCTTGTTGTATGGATTCATAAAAACCATACGAAGATCTATTCCTGGATTTTGTTCAATAACCGTTTTTATTTTTTTTCGATCTGCACTATCCCAAAACCCTTTACATTCCCAATAAGTTCCATTGGTTAATTTGAAATCTGGAATATAATTTTTTTCTAAAACATATTTAAGTTTAGTTTCTTCATATTCATACTCCACTTGATTATCAAATAATATATCTGCTACTTGTTCTTCTAGTTTTGATCTAAACATTAGAAGTCTTCGTCAGATTCAACTGAGCATGGTGAAGTATCGTCAGTAGCTGGTACAGAAATTACAGGATCAGCAATCTTATATCCATTCGAAGTTCCAAATAGTTTTACCGCCTCATCTTGGGTAATATCTCCAGCGTCAGTCCCCGCCTCGCTCTTCACAGAGACAATTTGGACAGCCGTTAATTTTAAAGTGGTTCCATATGTTACATTGTCCGGCAGAATGTACGGTTTCTGTGCAAAGCAGATTTTGACCTTCGAGCCACTGTAAAGCGGAATATTTACATCTGTTACAGGTGTACCCTCGGTGTCTACAATAGTAGGTTTTTTTTCTTCCTTCCATTTAAATTTGACCATAAATTTTTCATCACTGATTTCTTCCCACGGTTCGGGTTTTAATACGGATCTGCGTTTGTTTTTCAGTTTTGATTCTGCCCACTTAAGGACCTCTTCTCTCTCTTTTTCAAGCTTAGATATCATAGTCGGATCAAATATGGTGCTAAGGCAATATCCATATTGACTTGGTTTTAATACAGCTTGAAAGCCTTCTAATGTAATAGGCTCTTTGGTTAGGTGGATTTCTCTCATTAACAAAAAAAATAAGTTGACTCTGTGACCAAAGAAGGGTCTAAATCTCCTACATATGGAGGTTCTTCTTCGGCATTAATTGCTTTTGCAAAATCTTTTAAGACATTGTGGTTAGTAAAGATTTCTTTATATGCTTCTCTGATGAGCTTTGACATCAATGTCATGTCAGTTGCTTTGGCAAGAATACAGTCATGTATTAGGCTTACGTCTACTCCCTTTGCTTTTGTGCAAGCCAGGGCGAGCATTGATGAGTCAATCGAATGAATTAAATTAGGACTTGTTGCATTCTTATGGTGGTTAAGATCAACCCCTAACTCTCCAGTCCCTACCTTGACTCGGCATCTACCTAGTAGTTTTAGTTCTACTGTTTCTGTATCCTTCTTCATCAGTCGTTGAACAACTCTGAAACCTGACGGTGTTACCCAAGAGATCTCTGTCATTCCACGTTTAATTGCTTTTCCTACCTCTTTTTCTATCCAGGACATTGTTTTCATGGGTCCGGGAAAGATATCAGACATAGCTTTTCTTACTGCTCTTACAGTTTGTGTAACTTCATCAGTTGTAGGTTCTATTCCTTTTTCAACTAAGCCTTCTCTTATGTAAGTCAAATTGCTTTGGAACTTAGCTGAGTAGGGTAATGTCATAACTATTCTTTTAACATTTTTCCTATCCCATACTTTCCAAAATCGTTGCGGTATGTGTGGTTTAGCAGCTTCAGCTACTACTTTGTAGGCATCTTGTGGCCTATCGCTTGGTACGCAATTTGTAAGTTTGGCAGTTGATAAGTCAGAACTCATCCCTGCAAGTAGTTGTAATCCAGAACTGGTGGCATCAATACTGATCCATAGTCCTGTAGTTGTTCTAGTTTTCGCTATTACTATTTCGTAGTATTCTCTAGCAGCTGCAAGAAATCTGAAAGGTTCTTCTGCAATTTCCCAGGCTGGTAAACAACCTATAGGATCTGTAGCTACCTGTTCTATTAGATTGTGATTATTTGTTGTCCAATCTAATCTTTCTTGCATTGGACTTTTATCAAGGCCGTAGCATGTGGCTACCTCAAATTTTATCCAAGTTATAGCGTCAGGAGTTACAGGAGATTCATCTCCCGCTCTAACTAATGCCTTTCCAAAGTCAGTGTCTTGAGTTGATCCAACAGTAGGTATAGGATAAATCCTTCCTCTGTAGTCACATGAAAAACACAAATAATAATAAGGTTTATTTTTGAATTCTTTGACAAAATTCATTGTCATTCTTGTTCGACAAGACTTTCGAAATTCCTGTGCATTAGCATTGTTGATTTTAGTAGCATCCCGCTTCCAACGCTTCTTACTTTCAGCATTGGTATCAATGTCAGCTGGTTTTGGTGGTATCTCTGTGTACATGATGGGGCGAAATTTGCCAACACCACGTTGCAGCTGTTCCAGAGTTTCAGCTACCTCAACAATCCAGGGGTTCAATGTATACTTTACTTTTTGTATCCCATTGATAAATTCGTAAATTAATTTTCCCTGTACAGGGAGGGGTTGTCCTTTGCGTACAAAATCGTGACATCTTGTAAGTTGATTAAGTAAATAACCTCCCTCGTTTGTTTGACTCCAATCATTAGGTTCTATCAACATTGGCCAGCTGAATGGACTAAATAATTCAGCTATTTTTACGATCTCATCTTTATGTTTGATGAACTGTTCAGTTGGTACTAATCTGTTCTCTGTTCTATTCCTTGTATAAAAAGGTAAAACCTCAAACCATCCAGAAGATTCGCATAATGCATCAACATACCAACCACCAACTTTTACTCTGGTAGCTGGAGTCCATGCAACCCAAGGATCAATATCCTGTTTTTGCATAAGCACTTGCATGCTTTTTCTTTTGGATTCCGTACCTTTAGACATATGCCAATAGTTTTTCTTTAAAGCATTGAATAGTCCAGGCTTAATTTGTTCGTAATATCTCATCTGTAGTTCTGCTTCTATAGCTCGACCACATGATTCTGTAATTTTGCAAACTGCACTCTCTTCCTTTCTATAAGAAAAGACCTTATCGAATACAATCTTGCTTGCAATTGCAGCTGCACTCTCCGGGTCTATTTGTAGTATGAAATTGTGTAATAAATGCAATCTATGACCACTTGCATTTTTTAATCTTTTTGCAGTTTTTTCCTTTATATATTTTATAAATATAGGTAGTAAGTTCTCGATTGAACTAGAACCATATACGGTAGCTGAGGCATATGAAGCCTTCTCTAATTTAAGAGTATCTTTTCTAAATTTTTCTAAACCACCGTCTATTAATTTCCGCTCAAACAAAAACTCCTCATCAATTTGTGAGGGAGTTGGCATGTATATTGGGTTGTAAATTTATTGACATCCGCACGGATGTATATTATCGATCCTTTAAAAATAACTAATCCTCTTACGGATCGCTGTTGTCGATTGTGATTACGCTAGTTATAGCTTTTTTGCTCCGATGTATCCAGGCTAAATTATTCTATTTCTCCATATAAATCATATACATACGCATTACAAGATAAAACCAGTTGTAGTAATAGTTCTCAAGAGTTACGTTGTACATAATGTTTAAATTTATAAAAAAGGGGTTGTTAAATTAGCCTGGTCTGTATCGCGTGATGACTATAGACATCTAAAGTTATATTTATCTTGAAAATATCTTTCATTCATTAGTTGTTTTTTCTTTTCTTTAGAAATACCTGGATTTTTTATTATTCTTTTGAAAATAAAATAAGGTAATTTTTTGACAGATACAACTTCCATAATTAAAGTTTCTTCCTGTGTAAATTTCTTTCCTGTTTTATTTTTTGTTTTTCTTTATCTGATATGCCTGGATCAATCATGATCTCTTTATATATGTCATAAGGCAATTTATTTATAGGAACAAATTTCATGATCAGAGCCTCCCAATTGCATTAGCTAAATCATTATCAGCTACATGTATGTAGTTCATTGTCGTAGTTATCTGTGCATGCCCCATAAGCTCTTTTACTTTTGGTAATGCAACGTCAGCCTGGATTAACCAAGTACAAAAACTATGACGTAAACAATATGGTGTAACTTTTGGATTAATTCTGCACCAGGTTTTTACCTTGTTAAACTCTCTGCGATGTTGATCAGCATTGTTCCAATCATCACCAAATAATGGGATGTCAGTTCCCTGAGCATCTTCATATCTTTTTTTGAGAATAGGTATAAGATTACCACCTGTTAAATTACCAACAAGAGGTATCTTTCTTTTTCTGGAGTTTCTTTTAAGCCTAAAGTCTGGCCTGTTACCAATCCATATAAATGGGACATCTTCCCAATGTATGTCGCAAGCTTGAAGCTGCGTCCATTCATCGTAGCCCATACCGCTATAAACACTAATTGCTATTGAATCAGCTAAGTTGCCACCGAAATGTTCTCGTGCAACTTTAACCATTTGATCAGCCTCATGCTTTTTAATTACAGGCTGCGGTACGCGATTCTCAGGTTTTGATTCGAAATGAAACATACCCTGGGCATTTATATGTGGCTCTCTTAGGTCAGTGAATATCTTTTTTCTAGATACACCAAAATTAAGAGCAGTTTGCAATGATGTTTTTGCTCTATTAAATAATGAGTTACTTGCATCATGCTCAACCATAGTGTCATAGAGATAATCCATTGCACTCTGGTCGGTTTTTCTTATTTCAAATTTAGGTCCAAGATGTTGTAATACATGTCTACTGCAATTTTCCATACTCTTCCGAGTATTGTAATTGGTTTTCCATGTATGTTTGTTGCTGAAACTAAATTTAAATACTTGTTCGATGTTACGGAAGTTCGTTGCCGTAGAACTAGTCATAAAGGATGGAGGTTAATTTTTCTACTAAATCTCTTCCTTTGCGGGTCAGGCGAAGAGTTGATTTCCTTCTATCTTCTGGATCTACTTCTTTGCGTATCAGGTTTAAACCTGGTCTGCCGTTGTAGTGGGTCCTGGATAACCAATCAGTATTACGAGATGCACTGGCTTTAGACATTGTTAAATGATCTTCAGCACTTTGCTTATTGCAATTATTTCTAGACGCTATATATAAGAACAAAGAAACAACCTGTATAGGTAGCTCTTGACTTTTAGATTCACGATCTAGGTCCCTTATTATTTCGATCGCCTTTAGGATTTTGTCCATCTGCGGATCGGAAGGTCTGATTTGGTCCATTTCCAGCAGTTTTTGTACTGTTGGAATCATAATGCTTTTCATACCGTTTGTATGGTTGCATGTATTCGTACTCTAAACGATAGTTCCAGATATGGAACGATATATGTAATTGAGTACGTTTATTTGTAATATTTGATGAATCATGATCATCACTTCCTAGATAGAAGTTACCTTTGCTGAATACGGTTGGCATGTTTCACTCCTTAGCGTATCGATCCGATTGTGAATCTTGGATTTGAGAATAGATTAAATACAATAACTGCTCTCGTCTAGGATGTGTTTTGATTTCATTACATAGTTTATCAACCACTACCTGTTGTGTATGTTCGTTCATTTAGTTAATTAATCCTCTGGATATAGTTGTTCAATGGCATCGTGATGACAGACTAAAAACTCTGCCCCTTGGTCCATTAGTTTTAGGAATTTTTGCCTAGCTGCCCTTTCCGTAGTAAAGGTATGCTCTTTTACTTTTTTGTTCTTAGGATTCATTTCTCTAATGAGACAATAAACCGAAGATGGAAGCTGATAATTGTCTTTCCATTTAATAAATTGTTCAAATGGTAATGTTGGAAAAAATTGAGGATCTGCGTCCTTAATTGCTTGCCAGTTATTTGGAAAATATTTCATTAGGGATTACATCCAATAATTTTAATGAGCATTTTTTGCTGATAGCAATAGCTTCATAGCCGGCTGCTATGTCATCCTCAGCATGGATGATAATTGCTATGTTGATTCCGTCCTTGTGGTACGTTGCCTGATAGCACTTTGCTTTGTTCATGGGTGTCAAATTCCAGAATGTGTACGAGCCGATACCATGTCTCGGATAGGTATGGAGTGGTGCTAAGTTGCTTGAGCAGCAACGTCCTTGTGTTGTTGGATAAATGCATATTCGTTCTTGTGTCCTTGCGTCCTTGCGTCCTTGCAAAATTTATGTGTGTCCTTGCGTCCTTGCGTCCTTATGGTCTCTACTCATAAGCGGATACGTCCTTAAACAAAACTTAAAATCATCATGTATAAATTGTTACAAAAACTAATACTGATATAAATTCTATTAATCTATAAAACTAGTAATACAAGTTTATTTTATTAATTCGTTTAATTTGTTTTTTCTTGCTGAATGGGCTAAGAAAATTACTATTTCCTCGCGGTTTCCAATCTCGCATAATTTGCAACTTTCACAGGTAATTTTACCGTTGCTTGTTTGTTGAGGGCATATAACCAATTTATTACCAGCTGGTGAGTAAGCCGGAATTTTTTCCGTACTGGGTCTAGTTAGTGTTGTTGGTAATCCCTTTTTAAAACTATCGTCTGCGTCTTCGTATGTTTCGTTGCTGGTGTTGATTGTGAATCCGTTTTTATTTGCAAATTTAAAAGATTTCAAATTGCTTTTATTCTTAATTGAATAATGACTATAAGTGTAGCCGTTAGCCTTTGACTTGTTATTAGCTTTAACTAGTCCGGCTATATAGTTTGGATCCGCAATGTCTAGGCCGTTTTCATCAAATCCCCCGGGCATCAAATCCCCGGATATATTCAACCGCCATTTATCGCCCTGGTGTAACTTTTCTATAGCTTCGAAAAGGTCCGACCAATTAGAAGAAACATTCTTTTTATATGTTCCTTTGGTCGTTTTTGCCCAATGCCAAGATTGCGGGCCAGTCATTGCATAACACGTTCCCGCTTTCTTATGTATGCAAGTATTAGGGCACGATTCGGCCCCCGTTGTTGTTGATAGTGCTAACTTTCCAATTTTGGAGTTTTTACTATCATTCTTCAAATGAATGTTGATAGACATTAGATACAAAAAAACCGCTCTCATTGAGCGGCAATAGAAAAGGCGGGAATCGAACCCGCCATAATGTGCCAACTTTTCAGTTATTTAATAAATTTTTTTTATATGTTTTTTCTTTAGTTTTCTTTTTGGGAAAGTCTCCGCGACTTTTTCCGATGGCCAACCTAGGTCTTTTTGTTCAGCTGTACACAGTTGTTTGTATAAGCTATCCCGGGCCGAACAATCCTTAAAATTAAATTGATTGTGATTGTGAACGGCTGCCCGGTCTAAATAGGCTAAAAACTTCCAAGCTAGTTTTTTATTGGGGATCCTGTATAAAAACTCGCTCATTGTTTTAAACCTTCGGCCCAATCAATGTGCTTTTCAAGGTCCCGAATAGTTGCGTTAATGTTTGTTAGTTCGGTTTCGTCATAATTAGGAGTACTTAATAAATTAAGTCTCTTTTTTTGACATTCCCATAAACTCCAGCGGGCCGCGGTTATTGCGTATGAATTATTTAAAAATTTATTCATAATATTTGCCCGGTTTTGAGGTCGTAAGGTTTGAAATTCTTGGGTGCTTCAATTGGATGAGCTATCCAAGGATCCCAAGTAATAACACCTACTAGAGGATCTTTATATTTCCTCTTAGTTTTAATCATTAAATCGGGTCTACCGCACCAGCGGATTGTTCCGTTGTTGTGGTCATCTTTAGACTTAACCGCGTGTGTGTATATGCGGTCGGTTTGCCTTGTTGCCTGTGTGTGATCAGGGAAAGTTACAATAATTTGTCTAGTTTTTGCCATTGATTGTGATTGTGAATAGTAAATAAATTTTGATCAGGTGCAGTTTTTTAAACGAGTACGAAATCTGAATCAAAAAAATTCAATTTTTCTTTTTTGTTTGCTTCAAATAAAGTCATTTTTCCATAATTAACATGGTCATAAATCCTTTTTTGAAGTCTGGAAAAATCTGCATTTTCTTTGGTTGGATTGTTAGCAAGAATTTGAATTGCCAGTTCACTGTTGGTCTTTGCTTTTTGTAAATCCGAAACATAATTTACTGTTATCATTTACCAACCTTCTTTTAATGCGTTTACTGCTTCCCTGTATCTTCTCTCTGCTAGTCGTGCAGAATATCCCTTTTTATATAAAAGGTTTATAATTCTTTCTTCGTTTTTTGGGTCGTTATCAAGGTTTATAAACCATGTAATAAAATCCTTTTTTTCCTTTGGTTCTGCTGGTTCTTCGGCCATCCTGTGCATGTTGATTATTTTGTATGCATTGCCGCGGGTTTTTTTCAGTGTTTTAATTGCATGCATTGCCTCTAAATGTGTGAAGCAATAAGCTTGTAATTCTGAAAAGTTTTCAAGTTGAAAAGCTGTTAGTGAGCTAGTCATAAGTAATAACTGATTGTGATTGTGAATAAAAACCATAAAAAATATGGTTATTGCGGTTTAAGGAATCGAACCCTAAAGAATGCCATTACCGCATTAGTTACTTAATCGGATTGATTAAAGTAAAAAAATGATCACTTCACGCGGTTTGATCAGTTCCGAGACTCTATTTATAGTTAGAGCAATTTATAAAACAGACTTACTTTTGTTCGGTCCAGCTGTTGCCGTTGTTAACTGTATTTAGGATTGAAGAATAAATTAAAAATATAACTATTTATATATTAGCCGGATCTATCCGCTTATGTCTATTAAATAGAATATAAAGATATTATTTATTTGTATATAAAGTCAGTTGATACCTAGAATTTTTGCAAGCGTACAGGCCACGCAAAAAAGACGGAACGTTTACAAAAAAGTTATAAAAACTATAAAATTATGCAATATTCTCTCAAATCCCAGTAAATCGCGTATGTTTTATAAACATAATCATTAACAAACCGCGAAAATGCCACCGGGGGGAGTCCTTCCTTAAACGTATGTGATTAAGGACCTCAGAAATTTCTGTCAAAAATTATCAGGCTTATCGTCTTTGTAGTAGATTGAAAAAGAATTATCCTCCTTGTCATAGACTATGTTTTGTTGCTTGTTATATAGCCTAGATTGTTCTTCTTTGTACCTATGAATTTCACTATCTAAGTTTTGTTTAACACTTAGATCTATATATTGTTCTTCTACACCTACTAAGAACCCTAAGATCAACCAATTTAATGGAGTAAAAGGAGTTTTTAGTAATTTATAGAGTTTTTTAAATTTACCTGTTTTTAATTTTGTCATTTAAAACGTTTCTGTAAAAGTCTTTCTAAATACATTTTCTTTAACTCAAGTCTTTGAGCTTTTGGATCTAAGAGTGGCCATCTTTGTAGTTTTAAAGCGTACTTTATTTTTTCTATTACTACTTTTAACCTCTCCTCGTATATCCGTAGGAGATAGTTTTTCATACTATGTATATATATATTATTAAATAGGATTTAAGAACCCTAAACAAAGAATTATTGATTCACCCGCTCGCTTCGCTCGCTGACAATAATAAATAGAGGAAGATTGTGTCTTCCCCTATGAGGGGCGAGTCCACCCTTCTCTCCCCTGTACAGGGAGGGGTTGCTCAAGCCCAAGTATTATCGTTATCTATTTCTTGTCCTCTAGCTTCTTGTCTTTGCTTATAATTCATTCCCATAACTAGGTGATTAGCAGATGATTGAGGATCATCTAGAAATCCTTTAATCATGTCATCCCACTCAAGTTGTTTTCTTAACTTAATCTGTTCTAATGCTGAAACTGCTAGACACTCTGTAAAGTATTTAACACCCTGGGCAAGGCAATCAAGCCTATCATCATGTCTTATTGCGAACTTAGCCCTGGTCATTTTAGACATTTGTCCGAACAACATATAACCGATACGTTCTTCTGGAGGTAACTTAGGATTACTAGCGAAGTCCCATTCGATAACCTTACGATCAACAACTAATCTATGTTGGTTCATGACAGGTTCTAAGGCATCTATTATCCTGTCTTCTTTACGGACGTTAGCTCTAACCTCTTCTATATCTATATAGTTTTTAGTTTGTATACAATGTTTTTTGACAAGTTCAGAGACTATACCATCTCCGAAGTTTGTCTCAATAACCATCTTTGTAACTCCATATTTTTTGCATCCTTTAAGGATATCAAGCAAGGTATTGTCTGAATAACCATCTCTGTAGGCTCGAATTTCATGCAGGTAGATGATACCGTTTTTTTCTGAAAGGTACGAGACTGCTGTTTCATCGGAGCCACGGCCTGATGGATCAAGACTGGCAATTGTCTGGTTATATTCTGACCACTCACCTTTTGTTTGCATAGGGGAGTAGAAGTAATCTCCAGGAAGTCCAACTGTTGGTAAATCCTTGATGACATTACTTGGATCGGAGCACCATATAATTGCTTCTGGAGCGGTAGTTGGGTTAACAGAAGTAACAATAAGATCAGCAAACTTAAGAGGAAACTTCGAAGCATCGGATAAGCTTGTATCGAGCATAAATTGAAGCATAAAGTTGCTTTTACCCATTGAAGCTTCTCTTTGTAGTAAGTCTTCATCATCAAATCTATCTGGGTCAGTACATTCACCTGGATCTACACCTCTTTCTATATCTTCATAGAGTTGTGGTGCTAGGAGTCCTCCATAAGACTCTGTTTTTCTTGGATATCGGGCTGGCCAAACAAACGGTTTATAATTCCGCTCTGCAAGGCGAGTATAAATACTAAAGCTATTCTGATAAGTCCCAAGGAAACAAATACGAGAATCATCCGATGGTGTGAGGATGGATTCGGTCTCCGTACAAAGTTGAAGAAGTTTTTCACGCATTAACTCCGTCATACTGTTTCCAGGAACTTCTACATCGTCTAGTAAAATAAAATCGGCCCTGGACCCGGTCAACTGCGAAGTGATACCAAGGGATTTGACGGAAGGTGCTTGGTGCGGAGGACAAGCTACATCGAAGCTGATCCTGGACCATCTTGCATCTTCGTTTGTTGGTTGTAGGTGATTTAACCACGGTGTTTCTACTATTAGTTTCTGTAAAAAAATCGACATGTTATCTGCTCTATCCTTAGATGCAGAAATAATCATTATCTTTTTTTCGTTGTTTTTAAATAATGTCCATAAAACAAACCCGGCTGTTATCCAGGATTTACCAACACCACGAAACGCCTGGATCTGTAATCGTTTAGGTCCGTGTTGTAGATAATCTGCTATGGCATATTGTGCTCTTGTTGGTTCGGGAAGATCAAGCTGATCCCACAATGCCTGTAGGAACAGCTTAAAATCGCCTTTCAACTCTGCTATGACATCTGTCATTACATACCGTCTATTAATTTTTGAAGTCTTTTATTTCTGTCAGTTATTGATTGCATAGCCTTTGCAGCTGGTGCAACATTTTTCTTATTAAGTAAAAGACGTTTAGCTCCATCTAATAATGGGTTCTTCTTTTTTTTCTTTTTCTTCTTACCAGGACCAGCTGGTTTCTTAATAAGGAGAGAGTCCCTATTTTGATACATCTGTTCCATTATTTTTTAGGATATGTTTTGCGATAAGCTTTCATTGCTTCCTTACCGCCTTTTTTAGCCTTTTGAAATGCAGCATTTTTTTCTCTTAGTTTTGCTAAACGAGTTTCAGTAAAACCAGACTTTTTAAGTCTTCTAGTAATTCGTGTATCGCCTCTATAACCATCACTCTTACCTTCAACACCTTCACCTTTAGTTCTTCTAAATGGATTAGTTGAAGATTTTTTTGTAGTAGTATTTGTAGAAACTGGTTTAGTGGTTTTATTTACAGTTGGAGTAACAGTAGTCTTAGTTTTTACTATTGGAGTAACTTTTTTATCAACTATTGGAGTAACTTTCTTTTCTACTTTCTTTTCTACTTTAGTTTTTCTACTATCAAAGTCTGATGCCTTAATTTTATTAATCTTATTTGTAGTAGGAGTAGAAGTTTTGTTTGTAACTTGTTTTACTACTTTTTTCTTATTTCTTTTTTTATTATTGCTACCAGCAGAAACTATTGGAGTTTTAGCTTTTACTGTTTTACCTTTCTGCTTATCTAATAGTGCCTTTTTTTCACTACGACTTAAGCCTTTCAGTTTTTCAATTCTAGCGTTATATTCCTTTTGAGTTTCTGGCTTTTCACCTTTTCTGAATATTTTATTACTAATAGATCTACTTAATCTTCTAACACCAACATCAGCTAATGAATTTAAAACATACCCTGCTCCAGCTGTTTTGATACTGCTAAGATTTTTAAAATTTTTAGGATTTAGTATACCGCGTAGACTTTTTGCTCCTCTTGTTATTTTTAAAGTTCTTTGTGCTTTTTCTGAAGCCTTAAGTAATTTCCCTGGATCACCTTGTTTAACTGTTTTTAAAGTTTGCCTGATGCGATTTAATTTATTTAATCTTTTACCAAGTCCTTTTGCAGATGATTTTTGTTGGGTTGTAACTCTATCTACAAACCTACCAGCTCTAGAAGTTTTTCTAGCCGATTTAGGTATTTTAGGTGCTTGATAATTTTGTCCTTTAGCACCTTTTCTACTTTCTAGTAATTTTATATTTTTACCAGGCTTACCTGTTCTTGTACCTCTTGCAGTAACTTTATCTTTAGAAAAATTGGCTGTTTCTGAGATAACTCCTTTGTTGTTAGTTTTAAGTAACTTGCCTTTTTGAGACTTAGTTATTTCACCTTTAGGAGATTTGACTACTTCACCTTTAGGAGATTTAACAACCTTACCTCCAGGTGATTTTACAAGTTTCCCTCCAGGTGTTTTTGTAGCTAGCTTGCCTCCAGGAGATTTAACAACCTTGCCTCCAGGAGATTTAACGAGTTTTCCAGCTGATTGAAGGTATTTTGTGTATGCCTTCATTTGTTTTGCATATTTTGCGGCCCTATTCGGACCTTTTATGCTTCTTAAATTAGGTTTTTTCATTTAAACCGATGTGATTAAAAATTAATTCTTCTCTTTTTGGATTTACTCCATGAGCTTGTCGCATATAAGCTTTCCATTCTTTACTACCTTTGTCCTTATTACATTTTCTACAGGCGGGGACGAGATTTCTAAGTGAGCTATCGCCTCCTTTACTTCTCGGTGTAACATGATCAATCGTAAGTTCGTTTCGTTCATAATTTTTTCCGCAATAAACACATGTACAGTTGAAATGTTCCTTTATAGCTTTACGCCATAGCTTTTTTGCTTCGGGACTTGTCATGGTTATTAAGTTGTATAAGTAATGTTTTGGACTAGGTAGTAATGGGGTCATGCTTTACCTTTCCTAGCTCTGTTTTTTGATTGTTTTTCAAGAAATACACTGCCATTTTTTCTATGAGATACGTCTTTACCATCGCCAACCTTGCCCATCTTGCGATTAAGCATGGCTAACTTTGTTCTATTCCTTCTACGATGTGGTTGTTTTTCGTATTCAGTTTGTTGTTTTAGACGTTTGGCTCGTGCTTCTGGATTTCTTGAATAATATCTAGCGGTTTTTTGCATACATCCTTCTCTGTACAGATTCTGGATCTATTGATGGCATTATTTTTGCCAATTCATCTAATGCTGTACCTTCATGAGCTACACCATTAATGTCATTTGTTTTTAACCAATCACAAGCTGCTTTTAAATCTTGAGTAGTGGCTTCTCCGTTTTTTATACGGCTCAAAAATTCTGTAGTAACTAAATTATGCAACTCGTTGAATTGGTCTTCGGTTGCTTTTTTATTCATTCGATTCCTAAACCTTTTTTAACTATTGCTAATGCTTTATCGTCAAGGTCGTTATCTGATTGCTCTACTAACTTTTGTAGTAGGTCAATAACGAATGTTTTAAATTTTGGACTTCTTAATGCAGAAAGTACGAATGGTTTTGCTAGTGCTAACATTTTAATTTTGTTGTGTTAATTGGATAGGTACGACATCAGCACATAATTTTGCTGAATCTGTATTGGGTCGGAAGGTGAACCCTTTCCGCTGTAGTTCGGCACATTTAAGTGCTCTAGTCATTTCTTGAGAAAGTCTCATATTCCTTTCATGCAACGCAGCGATGCGTTCACATTGGTCGGTCAGATCTCTATTTAAGGGGACCATAAAATTAATTTGAAATCCCCAGTTTTCGTTTATGACATATCCGTCTTCAGTTTCAGGTTGCACATCATTTCCCATATAAAATGGACTAAATGTCATAGTGCTCCCATTGCACGAGTTCCCAGTGCTGAACTGCTGTCTCGAAGGAGCACCATTATTCTGAAACATTACGGCTTGATTTGAAACGTTTCCGGTAGCGGCTGCCACTGGATTCGCATTATTATTGGTATCTCCTTCAGCAAATACTGGACTGCCTACTGTGAGAAGACAGAGAAGGAATTTGTAGTAGAGTTTATTGTATAGTCTGTGGTTATATCCCATTTTTCTATAATTCCAGCAGCTCTAGTAGTTGTTTCCAACTGCCAAGCTTTTGTGTCATCTTT